CTGCTGGCTGGGACTGCGACGAAAGCTGGGAGCTGGCCACGCCGGAAGCCCTGTCCGAGGTTTTCAACATCAAGCTGGTGGACAAGCAATGACCCTCATCCTCCTCCTCCAACTCATCGGCGTCGTCGTCTGGGCAGGTGCAGAATGAGACCCTACTCCTTCCGCTGCGGCTGGTTCCGCATCCATCGTTACGACGAGGTGGACGATTGCAACCGCGTCTCGTGTTCGAGGTGCGGCATCCGCAAGCCGGTGCGCTTCGCACAAATCCAACCCGCTGAAGACGTTGGCCGCGTCCTGAACCGGCCACGCACGAAAGGAGCCCGACAATGGAAGTGAGCAAGATCAAGCAGTTGTTGGATTACAATCCTGGAACGGGCGAGCTTCGTTGGAAACAGCGCCCACTGACCGATTTTTCCGAAAGAGGGCACTGGAAAACTTGGACTAAGCGCTTTGCCGACACCGTTGCCGGGACCATCGGTGCGAACGGTTACCGCGCCATCTCGATTTCTGGAAAACGATACTACGCGCATCGGATCGCGTGGGCCATCCATCACGGCGCGTGGCCAAGCGAGCAGATTGATCACATCAATCAACAGCGTGACGACAACCGCATGTCCAATTTGCGTGAAGCAACTAACCAACAGAACATGAAAAATGCCACCCGGTTACGGTCGAACACTTCCGGTGCGACTGGCGTTCATTGGGACAATCGACGGTCTAAATGGCTTGCTCAAATTAAACACGAAGGTCGTGGACGGTTTCTTGGGTACTTTGCCAACTTCGACGAAGCAGTTGCCGCGCGCCGTGCCGCTGAAGTGAAGTTCGGGTTTTTTGAAAATCACGGGAGAGCCGCATGAGCTGGTTTATTTATCGCGCCTCATACCCAGACAAGGCCGCTGCTGAACTGCGTGAAGTAGGACATGACGCTTTTTGCGTGATGCGCTTCGAACGCCGGCGCTATGAAGATGCCCAGCAGGCCGCACACTGGCGCCAGCGCAAGCGCGTGCTGACCATGAAGCCCGGTTGGGGCGGATACCTGTTTGTCAACGGCTACGTCTACGACAACGTGCGCCGCCGTTGCCCGCATCTTGGCCAGCCGATCAGCTTCAGCGGGCGGGCGTCTCGCCTCGGTGAGTACGACTACATGAGCTTGCAGAACCCTGACGCGCTCTGGACTATGGAAGGCGGGCCGTTTTTCCTTGACGTGAACGAGCCCGACGCCCGCGAGCGGCACAAGCGCCAGACCCGCAAGAACCGCCGCGACCGGGCCACGGACAACAAGTTCAGCGTTGGTGAGCAAATCCGGTTCAAATTCGCGGCTCGGTCTTACGAATGCGAGGTGATGCGGGTGCAGGGCGATTACCTGCGGGTCTATCTGGACAAGCTGCATACGGCACACATCGACGTGCATCACCAATGCGCTGAAAAAGTGGACGCGGCCTAGGTGTTGACCGCCTTTGCAAATCAAGGCACAAAATGCAGGTTATCCGTTGATCCCTAGGCAAGCCCAAGCGGCCCGTGCAAGGAACGGCTAACCGAGACAGGGGCTGGACCACGCGCTTGGCGCTCTCCCGGCCCCCATGTGCAAAGCATTGCTTGAAACACGCAGCGCGACAGTGAGCCGGGCCCCGGACCACCCAGACGACTCCCCTTGTCCCTCCGCCGGGCAACCCGGCTCTCTCCCGCGCTGACAGGAGAACCCCATGACAGACCGCTACACCGAACTGGTAAAGCAGGCCTACGAAGCGCAGCAAGCCCGTGAAGGCGAGCGCTATCAGTCGCTCACGTCTGACCTTGCCCGGATTGACGCCGATCTGGAAGCGCTCGCTGCTAAGCGTGAACAGGCCGTTGCTGCCCTTGAAAGCATGGACGATGCCGTAGAGGCCGCCAAGGAAGCGCTTGTCACGTATTTCAGCGGCGAGGCTGACGACGACATGTTTGAGCCGGAAAAGCCTGACGTGTCGCAGTACCTCGACCCGTGGGCAGATCATCCGTCCAGCGATGAGTTCTCCACCCCCCGCGCTAACGGCGCTTATGCCGAAGCTGACTAACCCCACGAAAGGGCTGACCCATGAAGAACATTGACCTCCCCACGATCGGCAACGCCCTCGCTGGCCTCGCCCTTGCGTTCCTGGTGGACAACATCGCCCTTGACGGCGCTGTCACAAAGGCCCTGCCGTCCGAGTTCGTCGCCCTCGTTGGCTTCGTGATCTTCGCTGGCGCAGCGTTCTACGGCTACAAGGCCGCGAAGCGTAACGCCTGATGCTGTTCGCAGCCGCCATCCTGTTCTGCCTCGGGCTTGGCCTGTTCATCGCAATCGCCAGCCAGGCTTGGCCGGAGGGGTGAATGACCGACCGCTACATCAAAGTGTTGCAACAGGCGAAAACAATCATGCGCGGCCTCAAGCCTCGCGGGAACGCCATTGTTGCCACACAGGACGAGAACGAGACGCTCGACTACAGCGTCAACTGGTCCGGCTGGCTTGGCTCTGACACCATTGCAAGCGTCTCTAACGTCGTCACCGGCCTCAGCATATCCAATGCCAGCAACACGACCACAACGGCAACGTTCCGCCTGTCTGGAAGCATCTCAGGCTGGCTGGAGCACAGGATCACCACAGCAGGCGGGCGCACCAAGGAGCTGCTGATCCTGCTGGAGGTGTCTGGGTATCCGGTCAGTTCGGATTATGGGCTTCGCATCCGCGCTTAGGTTGGCGCAAACAATGCCTTGGTGTGGTCAAAACCCGCCAAAACAGTGCCCTAGGGTAGAAACACTATGATTGATAGCAAAAAACCAGTGTGCGCTCGTGCCTAGAGGTGGACCGCGCCCGAACTCAGGCCGCCCCAAAGGCGCCAAGACAAAGCTGACTGAGCAGGCGATCCTGAAAGCAGGCGAGGGCCTTTTGCCTCTCGACTACATGCTCAGCCTGCTGCGCGACGAAAGCCTAGACACGGCCCAACGGTTTGAAGCGGCAAAGGCAGCGGCGCCTTATGTCCATGCCCGCCTGAGCCAAGTAGACAGCACGGTGACCCATAAGCGTGATGTTGCAGAACTTACAACGGCAGAACTCGACGAACTTCTCGCGGCTGAACTTGCTTCAGGAAAAGCGCGCACGTCTGGCGGCCACAGAGACGCTGGCGGCGTTCACTGAATACACCTTCCCGCAGTACAGGACGGCAGAGCATCACCGGCTGATATGCGAGAAGCTGGAAGCGGTAGAGCGGGGCGAGATTGATCGCCTGATGATCTTCATGCCGCCGAGGCACGGCAAGTCAGAGCTGGCAAGCAAGCGGTTCCCGGCCTGGTATCTGGGGCGCAACCCGGACAAGCAGGTCATCACCGCAAGCTATAACAGCGATTTGGCTGGGGATTTCGGGCGGCAGGTCAGGAACATCGTCCGCGAGCAGCGGTTCCGCAACGTGTTCCCGAGCGTCACGCTGGCAGAGGACAGCCAAGCTGCTAACCGCTGGAACACGAGTGCGGGCGGATCGTATGTGGCGGCAGGTGTCGGCACGGCAGTTACGGGACGCGGCGCGCATCTGTTGTTGATCGATGACCCGGTGAAAGACCGCGAGGAAGCCGAAAGCGAAACCCGGCGAGAGACGGTCTACAATTGGTATTCCTCGACGGCCTACACCCGTTTGATGCCGGGCGGCGCGGTCATCCTGATTCAGACCCGCTGGCATGAAGATGACTTGGCCGGCCGCTTGTTAGAGGCAGAGGCCAAAGGCGGGGACAAGTGGGACAAGCTGATCCTGCCAGCTATCCTGAGCAATGGGCAAGCGCTTTGGCCTGAATGGTATCCGATTGACGCGCTGAACCGCACCAAGGCCGCCATTGGCCCCCGTGACTGGTCAGCGCTCTACCAACAACAACCCGCGCCCGATGACGGTACGTTCTTCCTGAAAGCCTGGTTCAAACGCCACGAAAACCCGCCTGAGCGCTGCCACGTCTACATGACCAGCGACTACGCGGTGACCGAGGGTGACGGCGATTACACGGAACACGCCATCTGGGGCATCGACGGCACGGGCCGCATCTTCCAGCTTGACTGGTGGCACGGCCAGACAGCTTCGGACGAATGGATCGAACAGAAGCTGCACATGATCCGCAAGTGGAAGCCGATCTGTGCGTTTGGCGAAGCTGGTGTGATCCAGAAGGCAATCGAGCCGATGCTGAAGCGCCGCATGACTGAGACGGCCACACGCTGCCGCATGGAATGGCTGCCAAGCATTCATGACAAGGCGACCCGAGCCCGTGCGTTCCAGAGCCGGGCTGCAATGGGCGAGGTTTCGCTACTGGATGACGAGAGGGGAGAGCGCGTGCTGAAGCAACTGTTAGCCTTCCCAGCCGGTAAGCATGACGACGCTGTGGACGTGTGCTCGATGATGGGCCTTGCGCTGGACATGGCTCACCCGGCCATTGTGCCGCTGGCCACGCCTAAACCGCAAGCGTTCAGCGATTACCGCGCCAAGGCGCCAGACGGGGATAGTTGGCGGGTATGATTGCTGGCAAGCCTCAGACAGAGAAGTACGGCGGCCAGACTGACGGCACGAACGTGGAGTTCGCCGGGAAGGACATTGCAACCTATAAGAAGTGGGTGCGCCAGGCCGAGGACGCGCACAACGAGGCGCGCAAGCTGTCTCACCGTGACCGCGACTGGTACGACAACTACAATGATACGCAATGGGATGAGCGGGAAAAGCAAATCCTGATGCGGCGCGGCCAGCCGATTGTCACCATGAACCGCATCAAGCGGAAGGTGAACTTCCTGTGCGGTATTGAGCAGAAGGCGCGCTCTGACCCGAAAGCCTTTGCCCGCAAGCCGGGGAACGAGGAACAGGCCCAGGTCGCCACGGACGTTCTGGACTACATCGAGAACACGATCCGCTTCGACAAGATCGCCTCGTCCTCGTTCAAGTGCCTTGCTATTGAAGGCATAGCGGCCATCGACATCTGTTACGAGAAAGGCGAAGGCGCGTTTGGCATTGTCGGCAAGGAAATCGACTTTGACCAGTTCTTCTATGACCCGCGCTCGCGCCGTGCTGACTTCTCCGACGCCCGGTATCTGGGGTATCACAACTGGTACGACCTTGAAGACGCGCTTGCTCTGTTCCCGGACAACCCGGACGCTGAAGCCGCGCTCAAAGGCTCGCTGACGGGCGACACGACGGACGAAGGCTATGACGACAAGCCCCGGTTCCGCTGGGGTGATGAAGACCGGCAGCGGGTCCGTGTGGCGTGTATCTACTGGCGCGCTCCTGATGGCGTCTGGAACTATGCGTATTTCTCTGGCGGCGGTGTGCTGGACGAAGGCGAGAGCAAGTACGTCGATGACAAAGGCGTGCCCACATGCCCCATCATTGCAGCGTCTGCTTATGTGACCCGCGAGAACGAGCGGTACGGCGTTGTGCGCGACATGATCGGGCCTCAGTCCGAGATGAACTATCGCCGGTCGATGTCGCTGTTCCTGATTAAGAACCGCCGCATCTGGTCCAAGGCTGGCGTCTTCCCGCCGGACACGAACCCGAAGGAAGAAGTCGCACGGGCTGACGCGCACCTGATTGCGAACGGGGAATATGGTACGGATTGGGGGTTCATTGAAAGCCAGGCCGAG